GTATGTTAACTAAGTTAGTAGAATACTTAAAGAAAGCAAAGAAAGAGTTTAAACTAGCAGATCTAGATCAAATCGCATTTAATAAGAAAACAAATAATATTGAAAAATATATTATTGATGATACTAATGAATTTCAAATAGGTTTGAAATGTCCTCCTAATGTAAAGGCTGCTGGTTTTTATAATTTTATTATGAATCAATCACCTAAATATAAAAACAAATATAAGATGATTGGTAATGGTGAAAAACTAAAAATATACCACTGTAAAAATACATACTCGAATGTATTTGCATATTTACCAGGAGAACATCCTTATGAAATAGCCCCAGAAGTCGATTATGATATCCAATTTGAAAAAAGTATAATCGACCCGTTAAATAGAGTTTTAATAGCAGTTAAATTACAAACACTTAATAGTAGTTTAATTTACTCAACCTCATTATTTTAATTATGAATATACAACAAATAAAAAACTTAGTACAATCAACACCTAATGATATGGAATTAGGTGAAAAAGTTAGAAGATTATACAATCAATCAACAAATGTTAATGAAGTTAATATTGATCCCAATCAAATTGACTTAGAAGACATGATAAATGAAATTGAAAGAAATGGAAAATAATATCAATCAAAATGATCTAACAAAAGGATTATCACATGAAGAACTGGAGCGAGTTCAAGACTATCAAAGAATTCATAATAGATTAAGAATTTTGAGAGCTCAGATGGATGAAATCAAAGAAGAGACACATGATTTGATAGAAACACTTAGTAAATTAAGAATAAAAGATAATAATATAGAGAATAATGGCAAAGAAAAATAGTTTTACATTCGATGATTTAAATTCAGAATTAGCAAATTTAAATCCATTAGGTTCAGTAATGAATCAATCAAATTTTAGTGAAGTAACAGAATGGATACATACCGGTAATTACCACTTAAATGCATGTGTTAGTGGATCTCTGTTCAAAGGTTGGCCGAATAACAGGAGCTGTTCAGTAGCTGGACCTTCAGGAACTGGTAAAACATTTTTAACATTAAATTCAGTTCGAGAAGCAATAAACATGGGTTATAGTGTTATCTATTATGATTCAGAGGCTGCAGTAGACAAAGAACAAATGGAAAAATTCGGCATTGATACTTCTAAAGTAAACTACCAACCAATTAATACAGTACAAGACTTTAGAACGTCAATTACTACCATTACTCAAAAGATGCAAGATATTAAAAGAAAGGGCGGAGATGTTCCAAAAATTATGATTATTCTTGATTCTGCAGGTAACTTAGCAACTGCTAAAGAAATTGAAGATGCAGCTAGTGGTTCAGAAAAATCTGATATGACCAGGTCTAAAGTACTTAAGTCAATCTTCCGTATTATTATGACACCGTTGGCAGATTTAAAGATACCATTTATTTTTACTAACCATACATATAGAACACAAGATTTTATATCAAGGCAAGTCGCGGGTGGCGGTACAGGACCGGAATATGCAGCTTCTATAGTATTAATGTTAAATAAAGCACAATTAAAAGATGGTGCAGAGAAAGTAGGTATCATTGTAACTGCAAAACCAGATAAAAACCGTTTCGCAAAACCACATCCAATTAAGTTTCACTTAAACTTTACTGAAGGTATGAATCCGTATGTTGGTTTAGAACAATATGCTACTTGGGATATTTGTGGAATTACAAGAGGTACTATTGAAAAAGGAGTTAAAACACCTAAAGCAACTGCTAGGGGTTGGATTTGTAAACATTTAGATGAAGTTGTTCCGAATAAAGAATTCTTTACTGAAAAAGTATTTACACAAGAAGTATTAGAAAAAATAGATAAGCATATCAATCCTATATTTAATTATAATACTGAAGTAAATTCTATAGATATTGAAGAAATGTTAAACGAAAGTTCTTCTAATTAATATCATGGATTTAAAAAGAATAGATGAAAATAAATTACCTATAAAGTATATTTTAGGTATTCATAAAGAATTACCAGCATTTCCGGATGCTTATGATATACTATATACCTTTATTAATGCAAATATAAAAAGACCTTCAAAAAATGGTAAGAACTTTAGTAAACATGCATTATTAAAGTATTATAGTGAAGGTAATCATCAAAACGCGGAAGAAGGTTTAAAAAGAGCTTTACAACTAGGCTTTATTGAATCTATTAATGAAACAAAGGATAAAGAAACATATAGAATACTTATAAACCCATTTATTTAATGAGATTCGGACAAGATTTTGAAAAGATATTTTTTAAGCTTTCTTTACAAAAGCCTAAATATTTAGAAACAATTAAAAGAGGTTTTTATACTACTGAAGAAATAGATACACTTCATTATTTAGCTACTAAGTTTTATAATAAATTTCACGAAACTCCAACTGGAGAACAAATGAAAGCTCTTTCTAAAAACCCAAAAATCAAGGGTAAAATAGAAGCTGATACTATTGATTTAGTTTATAATGTAGATCTTAGAGAATATGACGAAGAATGGTTAACTACTACTGCAGAATCTTGGATCAAATGGAGAAACTTCGATTCAACCTTAATGGACACTATCGAATATGTTAAAACAACTGAAGTTACTCCAGAAAATACAGATGATATTATTTCTAAAGTTAAAACACTTATTAATGATAGAAATGCAATTGTGTTTAATTCAGATATCGGATTAGATTTCTTTAATGCAAACGATCATTATAGTGAAGCTAGAGTTAAAGTAAGTACAGGTTATAATTTTTTAGATCGTGTTTTAGCTGGAGGTTATGAAAAAGATGGTTCTTTAATTGTTTATGTAGGTGAACAAAATATTGGTAAGTCTATATTTTTAGCTAATGATGCTGCTAATTTTGTAAAGATGGGAGTTAATACGGCTTTCATTTCGGCAGAGATGTCAGCACCTAAAGTCTTAAAAAGAATTGGTGCTAACTTGTTAAGTATTCCAATGGATGAATATGAAGAAAAAGCAAAGAATACTGATTTGATGCGTCGTAAGTTAGAAACAGTAGGAGATGGATTTACACCACCTGGATCACTATTTGTTAAACAATTTCCAACTTCACAGGCTAGTGTAATTGATATTGAATCACATTTAAAACAAATTGAAGAAGAGCGTAAAATTAAATTAGGATGTGTTGTAATTGACTATATTAATATCTTAGCTAATTATAGAAATCCAAATAGCGAAAATACTTATTTAAAAGTAAAACAAATCGCAGAGGATTTAAGAGCAATGGGTCAACGTAATGGCTGGTTAATTGTAACAGCAACACAGATTACACGTAGTGGTTATAATTCCAGTGATATTGGAATGGGTGACGTTGCAGAATCAGCAGGACTTTCGCATACCGCAGATTTAATGCTAGGTATTATTCAAGATGAATTAATGCATGCTAATTTAGAATATTGGTTAAAGATTTTAAAGATTAGAGATGGTGAAGGTAAGGGTACAAAATGTAAACTTAACATTAACTATAATTACATGAGAATTACAGAAACAGACGAAGTTAGTAACTCAAACATACACAGTTTATAATGAGAACAAAAAGAGATAAAATATTTGACAATACATTCGAAGAAACAGATTACGAATTAGATACTTCAATGTCCTTTGAATTAGCACCTTCAGTTGCAGATAATCGATCAGAAGAAGATAAGATTGAAAGTAAATTAATAGCATCTGAGATACATGATTTAATAGAATCTTCTAGATATAAAAAGTTTAATAAAATTGATGAATTTCAACAAACAATCAAATTAAAGAAAATTGATATTAATGATATCTATGAATTTATTTCAGATGAAATGAGAGAATCATACTCAATAGTAGATGTTTATTCAGAACTATGTGATTATTTTAATATTAATCCAACTAAATTTTACCAATCTTTAGGTAATAAATTCAAAGAAGAATTAATAGAAGAATTAGACGCTAGAACTAGTATCTTAAAAAAGAAAAACATTAATAGATTATTCTAAGATGATTGACCAAAAAACTTTAAATAAACCAGTAAAAAGAATTTGGATTTTAGGTGATATGCACTTAGGAGTTCGTTCAAATTCTATGGAATGGTTAGAGATTCAAAAAGACTTTTACGAAAATGAATTTATTCCAACGCTTAAAAAGAATGTAAAGCCTGGTGATATTTTAGTACAGGTCGGAGATTCTTTTGATAATAGACAAAGTATTAATGTTAAGATATTACACTATGCTGTTAATTTATTTGAAAGATTAGGTGAGATACTACCAGTTCATGTTATTGCAGGTAATCATGACATTTGGGCTAAAAAAAGTAATGAAATTAGCTCTATAGATTCATTAAAATGGATTCCAAATGTTTCTGTATATAAGAAACCTAAACAGTTTAACTGGGGTGGTAAAAACGTCTTATTAATGCCATGGCGACGCGATACAGTACATGAAGTTGAAACTCTTCATGAATATCCAGCAGCTAATATAGTTTTTTGCCATTCAGAAGTTAGAGGTATTAAATTAAATTCAAAGGTTGATAATCACCATGGAACAGAAATAGTTTCATACGAAAGATATGATGCAGTTTATTCTGGTCATATACATTATCGACAAACTAAAGGTAAATTAAGAATGGTTGGAACTCCATATCAACTAACAAGATCTGATGCTAATAATATAAAAGGATTTGATTTAGTAGATTTATCAACAATGAAAGAAACATTCTTTGAAAATGATAGATCACCAAAGTTTTTAAAGTATTATTTAAAGGAGTTGCTTAATATACCATTAGGTCAATTTAAAAGTGAAATAGAAAATAATTTTATTGACTTATTTGTTCCTTCAGATATTGCATCTACAAATGCTTTAAGTAAATTAATAAACAAAATCCAAGGAATTGGTAGAAAAATAGAACCAACCATATATGACCAATCTACGTTTATCGATAAAGATATCTATGATATAGATGAGATTGAAGATTTATATAAAAATTATAATATATTGCAATTATGTAATATGTATATTGATGGATTGGCACATGATGATGATACTAAAAATTTAATTAAGGCTGGAATTAAAAAGTTGCATGATGACTGTGCATATAACTATAATCAAGAATAATGAAAATACAAAGCATTAAGTTTAAAAATTTTGCAAGTTATGGTAATTCAATTCAAGAAATATCTTTTAGAGATGAAGACTCTGAACTTTTCTTAACCTTAGGTAAAAATGGCCATGGTAAAACTACAATAGCAAATGTTATTGTTTTCGCGTTATATGGTAAAGTAGAAGGTATTAAAATGGCTGATTTACCAAATAGGATTAATAAAGAACTTTGGGTTAAAATAGAATTAAAATGCGGTAATATTGATGTGGTTATCGAAAGAGGATTAGCACCATCTGTTTTTAGTGTTAGTCTCAATGGTGTTGAATTTGATAAAGCAGGAAAGCGATCAGTTCAAGAGTATTTAGAAGAAGAGGTTTTTGGAATACCTTATCATGTATTTAAAAATATTATTATTCTATCTGTTAATGATTTTAAATCATTTTTAACAATGAGTAATCATGATAAAAAACAGATTGTGGATCGTATGTTTGGCTTTTCTATTCTTAATGACATGCAACAAAATGTAAAAGAGCAACGTAAAAATCTAAAAGCAGATATTACATTATTTGATCGAGAATTAACACAGATTACAGAAAATATTCAACAAGTTAATATTAAACTAAATGAATTAATTAAAGAATCTGATGATAAAAATAAAGAAAAGATTAATGATTTAAAAAATTCTTTACGTAAGTATGTTGATAATAAGAAAACATTAGAAGAAGCACAATTAAAAATTAAAGAAAAGTTAGGTAAATTTAATGAAGATCTTTCAGATTTTCAAAACAATGAGTGGCAATTAAAAAATGAACTAAAAACATTACGTAAAAAGTTAAAGCTATACGAAAGTAATTCTTGTCCAACTTGTGAAAGCCCACTTACTACAAATTTTCACCAAGATAGAAAACAAGAGATTGTAGAACAAGAGAAGAATTTACCATTACAGATTAAAGAGGCTGGTGATAGTGTCTTAGATATTAAAAATCAAATTGAAAGCCTACAAGCTAAAGATAATTCAGTTAGAGAAAAGGTATCAGCTTTAAATACTAATATTGGTAATTTAAAGCGAGAACTATTAAGTATTAAAGAATCTTTAGGCGATGCTGATAACTTTTCACATTTACAACAAATTATTAAAGACTTTGAGGTAAAAGAAGCTGAAAAATCAAAATCTAGAGATACTATTAATAGTGAATATTATTTCTTAGAAAACCTAGAAGAAATTTTAGGTGAAGATGGTGTTAAAAACCTAGCAATTAAAACAATCTTACCAGGATTAAATACTAATATTGCAGCAATGGGCCAAACAATGCACCTTCCATTCCATATTAGATTTGATGAAAAGTTTAATTGTATTATTAATCATTTAGGTGAAGAGATTAATCCAATGACTCTTTCAACAGGTGAACGTAAGAAAGCAGATTTTATAATTATTATAGCAATTATAAAAATATTAAAGTTACGATTCCCTCAGTTAAATCTATTATTCTTAGATGAATTATTAAGTTCAGTTGATGCTGACGGAGTTCATAACATTCTAAAGATATTAAGTCAAGTGATTAAAGAAACAGGGTTAAATACATTTGTTATTAATCATACTGAATTACCTAGAGAATTATTTGACCGACAGATTCAAATATATAGAGAGAACGGATTCTCTAAGTTTACAATTGAGAAAATAGAATAAAGATATATAATCTTATATGGCATCTTATAATTTAAAATTTAATAGTGATGATAGTGTAATTCGTCACATTATTATCGGTTTACTAGCAGATTTAAATAATAAAGTATATTTTCATAGACAACTAGATAATAATACTAGAGTAACTGTAGATATACCTTTTTATTATTCAATTACTGGTGATGACCAATTCCTACGAGATCATTTTTTATTTACAACAGCTAGTGGACCTGATTGTCATCCAGACAAAGGATTTGCTGATGGTAATTACGACCAAGTACCAAGGGGTGTTGTTAATTTAACTTCAGTTTCAATAGATTCTGGTAAATTAGTTAACAAAAGAAATCAAGGTAGTTATACTAAAATGAATTCTGAGGGTGCTATGGAAGGTTATATGGCTGAATTTGAAGCGATTCCATTAACTATTGGCTTTGATGTAGAAATATTAGTTAGTTCTACACTAGATGCTCTTAAAATCACTGAAATGATTATCAAAAGGTTATATAAATCTAATTATTATAATGTTGAAGTAGGTCATTTAAATGAAGGTACTTATAGATTACCGGCTTATTATGCTATGCCGGATGATTATGATATACAAAGACCACTTGATTTTACATTTGATGACAAAGAAAATTACAAGATCACATTACCAATAGAAGTTAATACACATATTCCAACATTTGAATGGGAAACTGAAACTCATTTAGGTAATAGAATGTATGAGATTATAAATAACATTATTCCATCTATTGATAATAATGGAACTAATGGAGATAAAATTACTATTGATAATAACGGGGTCACAACTAATCCAGAAGCGGCTCAATCTATCATAAACCCACCGACAAATAATATATTAAATATAGTAGGAACTAATAAATCTTATAATTTTGTAGATGGATCAATCTCATCAAACTTAATAATAAATTCAGATTCAGATAATGTAGAATCAACACTAATCGCGATAAATGATGATGTTACAATTAGTAGTATTAACTTCCCAGGTATTGATGCTATTACTATCTTAGAAAATGGATCAATAACAATTAAAAAATCAAACGATGTTTGGTATGTTGTTAGTGAAATTAATTCAAACATTTCATATAATAATTAATGATATATAAATTAATAAAATAAAATAAAAACTTATGAAGACTAATATTTTAGCACCCTTTATTAAAGTAGAAGAATCATTTAACTTTTACGTTAATGGTAGAGCTTTTGAAATGAAAGATAATAATTTAAATTTAATAGAATCATTCGGAAGCGAATTAAGAAATTCAATTGCTGCTTTTGAATCTTTTGAATTCGGATCAAATAGTATTAAATGGTTCCATGGACCAAGCAAATTTGTATTTGATATTAATGAAAATAAATTTAAACACAATGATTCATTAATTGAAGGTAATACTTTTACAAATCATGTACTATCTGCTGGTATGGTTAGATATAATGAAAAACCAAAGGCGGAATTATTCGAATCACTTCCAACTTTGTTAGAAAACTTTATTGTATTAGATTTTGCAGCAACTTTTGAAGGAAATAATAATATTGTAGATGTATTTAAATTAGATGAAAAGGTATATGTTTCAAGATTTAATACTGAAAATCGTATTGCAAACTTCTTTTTAGCTGAAAATGCAAATGCAGCTGTAGATTATGTTACTGAAAAAACTGGAGAAAATGCATTATCATTCTTATCAGAATTAGTAGAAGGTCAAGCTAAAGAATTAGCTGAAAAAGAGGCTAAAATTGCTGAATGTAATGACATGATTGCTTTCTTAAAAGATCAAAGAGGTTTATTAGCTGAAGCAGATAAATCAATTCCAGAAATAAAAGCAGCTGACGTATTAATTAATGAAGAAATCGCAAACTGGGAAGCTAAGATTGTAGAATTATCAACAGTTACTGAAGCTAAAGCATGGGATAAATTAAATAAAATAGCAGATGAAGTTCATGGTGAATTCGGTTTTGCAACTTTAGATAGTGATACAATGTCAAAATATATTGATATGAAGAAAGCAGACAAGTTAGCTGATAAAATGTTTGGTGAATTTGGATTTGATGCTTTAGGTGAATCTGAAATGGAAGAATTAATTAATAAGAATCCAAAGCTTGTTAAAGAATCAGTAAATGAATCTTCAATGGAGATAAAAAAATTGGAAGATGCAATTAAGATGTTCCAAGATAAAATCAAAAAGCAAGGTAGAATTACCAATGCAAGAGATGAAGAACACTTATCGGCTTTGATTAAGGCATATAAACAAATGGGTGGTTCGAAAATCAAAGAATCAGTAAACGAAGGTAGAGCTGATGGTGGTAAAATGGCAAGAACTCATGTGGTTTATGCTTTACGTATTCAAGAACCGGATGGTGCATATTTAGCTTCATATCGTGTGGCTGTTAAAAAAGGACCAAACGCTGAAGAAAGGGCAAAAGAATTAGCTAAAAAAGATTTAGGTAAAAAATTAGGATCTATTAAAGGTATTAGTAAAGCTTTAAATCCAGAATTACATGATGTAGCTGAATAATTAAAATCAACTATAATTTAATAAAAGGACCCAATGGGTCCTTTTTACATTTAATAATTATAAACAATTTAACATAATTGCATATAATATTAAATAAATAAATTATAAATTCAATGCCTAGAAAAAAGAACTATTTAAATAACAAAGACTTTCATGCTGCTATGTCAGAGTCTAAGGAATTAGATAAACTAACACCTACCGCAGAAAAGATGTTAATGTTATTAGCAGAAAAGGCTATTAATAGAATGAGATATGTTAATTCAGATGATAGAAATGACTGTCTTCAATTTGCAATGTTAGATTTATTAAAATATTGGAGAAACTTTAATCCAAAATATCCAAATGCATTTGCTTATTTTACAGAAATAGCAAAACGAGGATATGCTAAAGGTTGGAATAAAATACACCCAAAGAAATACGGTGGAACTATTTCAATTGATGGTATTGGAGGTTCTGGCGATGATCAAAGTGGTATATACTCGATATAATGTCAATTAAAAACGTAAAACCTACTTCTAATTCAAACTTCAATCAAGGATATTTTAATCCAAAGAATCCAGAGAAGTATATTGGACCTACTCCTATTATTTATAGAAGTTCATGGGAGCGTAAGTTTTGCATTTGGTGTGATGAAAACGATAAAGTATTAAAATGGTCTAGTGAACCAGTAGAAATTAAATATTGGTTTAGAAAAGACAACAAAGCACATAGATACTACCCAGATTTTTATTTTAAACAATTAAAACAAGATGGTAATACAGTAGAGTATTTAGTAGAGATCAAACCAAAATCTCAAATAGTAAAACCCAAACCACCTAAAAAGAATTCAAGAAAAGCATTAGAATCCTATCGATTTTTAGCCGAACAATATGTAAAAAATATGGATAAATATAATGCAGCAAAAGAATATTGCCAGAATAGAAATTGGCAGTTTATTGTTTTAACTGAAGATACTATATTAAATGGGTTACGTTAAGCGAGAAATAAAAAATTTAATCAAAGAAGCTGGTAGTAAATCTAAAGCTAGAAGTGCTGCTGAAGAATGGTATAATAATGCAGTAAGAAGTAGGAGCATTAAAGAAGCTACTAGAGTACGTGCTAGATTTGAGCCTGGTAAGATTTATGTTTTTAGATATAATCCAATCACAGAAAATTTACCATGGTTTGATCAAAACCCAGTAGTATTAGCAATAGAACGAGTAGATGACAATGACTTAGGTATTAATTTAAACTTATTACCAGTTCGAGTTAAAGAACAATTGATGGATGATCTATATAATAGAATGGAAGGACAGATCAATAATGCTTCAACCGGAAATAAAAATAATAATGCAACAGCTCAAACCCCATTAAGAATAACATATAGTGGTATGAAAGCATATTTAAATAGATTTGGATGTGAGTTTGCAATAAGACAATATAAACCTAATAGAAAGACATCACAATCGGTGGTAAGTTACCAAAGTTGGCCTAAAATTGCACTATGTGATTTTATTGCTTTAAACGGTGCAACAGTTAGAGGTATTAGGTTATTATTTTCTAGAAGATAAAAAGATGATATATAAACAAAATCAATACAAAATATAATGGCAGGATTTGTAGATAGAAATGGTCCATTTAGTTATGGTAAAAAATCTTTCACCTTAAAAGATACTTTAAAAAAGTTATCTTCATTTGGGATGTATTATGATGATTTAGTCTTAAGACAGTCACAATCAATCGGTCCTTTAGAGGATGCAATTGGATACAGTCAAATCAACCAAATGGGAATTGATAATGACGACTTATATGGCGCATTTGCAGCTCTTTCAATGGCTGATACAAATATGCGTAAAAATATACCGTTCTTTGATCAAGAATATAAAGGTAAACGTGATGAATTAAGAGCATTTTCAACATATGATGAAATTGAAGATATTTTAGATATTTTATGTGACGAAACTATTGTATATGACAATAAAAATTTCTTTGCAAATCCTGAAATAATAGGAATGGATGTTTCTGAAGATGTTGATAAATTTATGCATAAATCATTTAGAGACATTTACCAATATTTTGGATTTACTTCAGATCAATCTGCATGGTATTACTTTAGAAAATTCCTAGTTGATGGTTATTTATCATTTGAAATTATTTATAATCCAGAACAAACTGAAATTATCGGCTTTAAAGAAATAGACCCGATTACATTAGTACCTGGTTATAATAAGACTGATGGTAAAAAAGTATGGACGCAATTTAAAGATGATCCAATAAAAGAAAGGGTATTATATGATTCACAGATCATCTATATTTCTTATTCATCTATTACTACAAAATCACGTGTAAGTTATTTAGAGAGATTAGTACGTTCTTTTAACTTATTAAGAATTATGGAACATACCAGAGTAATCTGGGCAGTTACCAATTCTTCTTATAGAATGAAATTTATCATTCCAGTTGGTGGTAAATCTAAAACAAGAGCAAAACAATCACTTGCTCAATTAATGAACAATTATAAAGAAGTTGTAGACTTTGACTTTGAATCTGGTAGTTTAAGTACTAACGGAAAGCCAATGTTACAATTCAATAAAGAATATTGGTTACCAAGTAAAGATGGTGAACAGCCTGAAATTGAAACTTTAGGCGGTGAAGGACCAGAATTAAACGATACAGATGCTCTAAAATATTTTGCAGATAAGTTAAAGGCAGTATCTAAAATTCCATTCAATAGATTCATGTATGAAGACGGTGGAGGAGACTTTAATTTAGCTGCAGATGGTATGATTAGAGATGAAATTAAATTCTCTAAGTTTATTAAAAGACTAAGAAGTACTTTCCAAGAAATTTTAGTAAAACCGTTATACATACAAATGTGTTTAAAATATCCGGAATTTAAAGACGATCCTAGATTTAAAACACAAATATCATTACAGTATATTGAAGAAAATATGTTTGCAGAATTAAAACATATGGAAATTATGGAACGTAGAATTGATTTTATTAGTAGTCTAAAAGATTCATTAGTAGAAACCGATCCTGTAACAATGGAAGAAAGTTATTATTTTGATATGGAATTCTTAGTAGATAGATATTTAAAATTAAGTCCAGATGATAAACAAGCAAATCAAGCTTATAAAAATAGAAAAGATGCTGAAGATGCTAAAGAACCTGAAGTAGATCCAATGGATATGGGTGGCTTTTAAAAAAGATACATATATTATGAAAAAAATAAAATTATTTGAAGAATTTATAGCTGAGGTTAGAACTAATCAAACATCTGGTACTAAAGCAGGTTGGATTACTTCTTTAGAAGATCGTAAATACGAGCTAAAAAAACCAGTTAAAGGGGTTAAAATTGGAAGCTTTACAAACCAAACTCTACCCAAAGGCACTATTATTCATAACCTACCGGGTGGTGTTTTTGCAATGCATCCTGAACTAGAAGATAAGTTTAAATTAACATACAGCTCACAAGCTCCTCGATGGAATTATACTTTTGGCGTACTAGTTACATCACTGCCAGAAACATTAGAAGCTATCGAAAAGAATGGCAAGGTATTAGAATCTCAAAACATTTCTGAAAAGCGAGAAGATGTGGGTAAATACAATACCGTTAAGAAGGTGATTGCCAAACTGGGTCGTAGACCTTCTGAACAAGAATTAGCACAATTTATCACTGACAACTACTACGATGTGACTGAAGTTGAGAGAGGTGAAGATGATCCAAGTGCAAATGATAAAATTGCAGATCTAGTAGCATTCTATAAATTTGATATTGATGATTGGCAAATTGCATGGTTTGATGCTCAAAATGAATCGGTGGTTTTTGAAGGTAAATTAAAAATATCTGGACCTGCTTACGATCTTTGGGATGATAGAGATGTGCAAAGAAAATTAAAAGGTGTTAAAATAAAGATAGTTGGCGATATTGGTGGAGTTATGACAATTAGCGGTGCAGATGATGAAATCCAAAAGGTTAAAGATATTTTAGGTTTAAATGAATCAGTAGTTACTGAAGCAAAAGACAATCTTTATTTACAATTACATAAAAAATACGCTGAACAAATCAAAGGACTTAAAGCAAAGAAGATTAAGAAATTAACCGATTTAGTAA